AGGGGATAAGCGCGACCTTGGCAGTTATTACGAAAACATCGCGCACGAAATTTCCTTGCTGGATTTAATACGGGAGAAATTTCTTTCGCAGATTACCATCCGATCCGTCCCACTTCAAATTGACCTGAGCAACGTCAGTCAGACGGCAGGCGATTTTGACAGTGCCGGCCTGGGCGGCGCTCTCGATCCTTATCTGGAGCAGATTGCGGCCTCGATCAAGGAGTATGCTGGAGGACGAAAAACCCTGTGCTTTTTGCCACTAATAGCGACTTCAAAAAAGTTCACAGAGATTTGCATATTTCATGGGATAAATGCTCGCCATATTGACGGCGAATCGGAGGACCGGAAGGAAATTCTCGCCGACTTCGCGGCGGGAAAATTTGAGATGCTGAACAATGCGATGCTGCTGACCGAGGGTTACGACTGCCCGGACATATCTTGCATCGTAGTGCTTCGCCCAACGCGGTCGCGACCGCTGTTCGCGCAGATGGTGGGGCGGGGGACTCGCATCCACCCCCAAAAGGAAAACCTGCTGATTCTCGACTTCCTCTGGTTGCATTCGAGGCTCAAAATAGTTCATCCGGCCTCTCTGATTTCAAAATCGGATGCCGAGGCCGAGGAAATCACCAAACTGATTGAGGACAAGTCGGTGGCAATGCCGGGAGATGTTACCGAGCTTATTCCGATTGATCTTTGCGCTGTGGCATCCGAGGCGGCGACCGCCCGCGAGGACGCCTTGCGGAAGCGGCTGGAGGCGATGGTTAATCGCAAGGCGAAGTTTGTCAGCGCCGAGGAGTTCGCCATCAAGAACCATAAAATCGCGATTGCCGAATTCGAGTCGACGATGAAATGGCATTCCGATCCGATGACGCCAAAGCAGATGGAGTGGGTGGAAAAGGCGGGCGTAAACATTGACACGGTTAAGGGCAAAGGCCACGCCTCAATGATTTTGGATGCGTACTTCGGGAATCTCAAAAACCAACCGGCTTCATCCAAACAAAAGTGGGCCATGAGGCAGGCGGGCTGGGTTTCAACCGATGGCACGAGAGACGCCGGCGCCGCCACCCAGGAGGAGGCGCGGATTTTCTTTGCCGGGAGGAATAAATGAAGCTGGAGGACTTTTTAGCCAAACTCGAAAACGTAAAGTCGGTGGGCGAGTCGTCGTACATGTGCCGGTGTCCGGCGCACGAGGACGGAAAAGCTTCGCTTTCGGTAAAAGGCGAGGCGGGTAAAATACTGATAAAGTGTCATGCCGGGTGTTCAACCTATTCCGTGGTTGGCGCCATGGATTTGAAAATGGCCGACTTATTTTCCGAGCCGGGAGCAAAGGAGGCGGAAAAGCGAATTGTCGCCACCTACGATTACCGGGACGAGATGGGCGACCTGTTGTTTCAGACCGTCCGTTATGACCCGAAGGATTTCCGGCAGCGCCACAAAGACAAGAGCGGCCAATGGGTCTGGAGTTTGAAGGGGGTCCGGCTCGTTCCATACCGACTTCCTGAATGCCTTGAAGCAATCAATGAAGGTAAGACGCTGTTTGTCTCCGAGGGTGAAAAAGATTGTGACATTTTGTGGAAGAATGGCGTTCCCGCCACCTGCAACCCTCTTGGCGGTGGCACAATCAAAAGTCCTAAGTGGCGCGAGGAGTTCACTGATTGTTTCCGTGGTGTCAAAAGCGTGACCGTGCTGGCCGACAACGACGAGAAGCCCAACCGGCAGGGCGAGTGGGTTGGCAAAGAACATGCAATCACCGTTGCTGAGTCATTCGTCAAAATCTGCCCGGAGGTCCGGGTGGGGATTCTGCCCAACAACAACGGCCATCGCACCAAGGACGCTTACGACTGGTTTACCCACGGCGGCACGGCGGAAAAGTTGATGGAGTGAAGGAGCGGAAGGAACAAAGCAATCAGCAAAGATGAAAATCACCGCCCAAGAATTGATCGACGAGTTGAAGAAGCTACCACCAGACCGGGAGATTGAATTCTTGCTGCTCGAAACTAAATCATGGGGGGCGCAAACCCTCAAAGGAAAATTCGACAGGGTGGTTCATTCGACGCCAGCACAAATCGAACTCGTTTCATGAAGCGCTACACTCACCGCGACCAAATCATCGCCGACATTGACCGCGCTCGCGCCAAGATCAAAAAGGCCAAGATCGTCGCCCAGGAGCATCTCGACGCCGAGGCATTTCTAACCGGCACGACCGACCTCTCCGGCCTGCGCCTTCATCGCGAGGCGGCAGACAAACAATTTCGCAAGATCAAGCGGCTCGAAAATGTCCGGCTGAAAAAGTTGGGAGAGAAACTGGCGGAGATGGATACGATGAGGATGGAGGGAGTATGAGCGCACCACACGGCGATCCTTACAATGATGTTGCTTACCAAGAGTTCGTCGCGAGCATGATTGAACACTGCCATTGCTGCGAGCGAAACCGCCCATGTGACGGAGTGCTGGCGGGAGGAATTTGCGACGGAGTTAAGGAATCAGAATTTGAGGAATCGATGTCCGACGACGATGACGAGCCTAACCCACCACATACCTTGCCGGAGTCACCTTCGGCACCTTCTTAATCACGCCCAACTCCATCATGCGCTTAATACGATGATGCGCCACGTCAGCCTTGCAGCCAGCGGCTTCGCCAAGATCGGACGCGCTGAAATTCTTGGCGCGCTTCATCAAATCCACCGCCGCCTTGAACGATGCCGCCAGCTTCTTGGTGAGAGGCCGATGGCCGTTGCCGCCGCAACAACTGCATTTTACCGAAGGTTGACTCATTTAATTCAAGATTTTAGGGCTTGAAAGAAAAATGTCAAGAAGGGAAGTGGATCGGACTGCTGGCGTTTCTTCGCTATGCACTCTATTGTCATTCCCGGTCGTGATGCTCTTTGCGCGGAGAACACTCGCAGGTTTTATCTTCAAGCCATTCACTTGCCACATTATTTATCACATGCTTATTGCTTCTTTAAGCGCGCCGCAAGGTACGTCCCCGGATGGCAACTCCGTTACAGCCCGATCCAAAAAAATTCACATCTCCCTCCCCACCAGCCAAGCCTTATAACGCTCGACAAACTTTTCGTAAGACTCGCCCGCCGTCGAAGCTGGAACGCCCCGGTCGTGGCCGTTCATGTCGCACAGCCGATTGCCGCAATACATCACAATCTCCTTGTCCTGCTCGACGCAGATATGGGCGTTGAGCGGGTGATAGCACGCGGGGCATTTTAGGGAGCAGGCGCTCATATTAAATTTGCTAGTCGTTAGTGGGTGCTCCACCTTCCCATTCATGCACGACTTGCCGCACTAGCCTGTTTCGCTTGCAGCAGCCTGGCTACACACTCAAGGCCGGAAATTGGTCGCTGGTGTAGGATTTTCACCTACCTTTAACGGAGTCCAGCCCCGCCGTTGATTACTTGGAGATACTTGCGGCGATCAACCCGCCCCTACTCCCAACTACCCAGCGTTAATGAAAATAAAATATCAAACTCGCGGCGGTTGTCAAACCTTTACCAACTGGTTCGCGATAAGTTCGTCCATTTCGCGTTTGGCCTCGGTTTCGAGCCAGCTTGGGCGGGAGGATTTGGGTTTGGCTTCGGGGTTCGCGACCTTATCAATCATAAACCCTCTCCGGCGCGCTCCCTCAATTCCAGTAACCATCATGTCCGCTAAATCGGGACTGACTCCCGTTCGCTCCCGAAGCTCGTCCTTGGTTTCAATCTGGATTTTATCCTGACGGACTTTTCTCCACTCGCGAGGTTGGGCATCAAGTACGATTTCAATCAGCAGCCCGCGCATTTGGTCGGACTCAATGACGTAATGGGCGCTCATCCATAGCTCGGTGCAAAAATTCAAAAATGCCTCTTTGGCCGTCTGGAGTCGCCGCTGATTTGTTTTCTTGTCCACGGTGTAAAGGTCTGGGCCAGCCGGTCGCTCGGTTGGCGAGCCTCCGAATTCCAAACTGTTGACATCAGGACTCCAAATCCGAGATAGGCTTATCGCCAGCGTTCCGCGACCGTCGAAGAAAAAGTTTTTTGCCGTAACTCCGACCGATTCCATTTTCTGTTTGCAGAACCACGCAATTTGATCTTCTGCGGTCAGGTCTTTCCGAATCACAATCGGAATCAGCCACATCTCCCGGAATTTGATTCGGATTTTACCATCAACGCATTTCCCGAACTCCAGCCAACCAAGGGGGCAGCGGTCAGAGCCAGCGCCACCGTAAGCGGCATCCAACATTCCGATGCTGGTTGTTTCGCCCTCCCACGCAACGTCGTCGAAGGCGTGATAGATTTCACACAATTCCTTGGTGATGATTTTGAAGGCATCCAAACCAAACTTGAAAACGCCGCGACCGTTTGACCAATACGATTCAGAGCCGGGAGTGTACTTGGCGAGCTTGTGAGGCCCCGCCAGTTGCGACCAGCGCGGTCGGTCAACCGGGAAAGGGCTGTTCGGGCTGTCCAAACCATCCAGGTTCACGCAGTAACATTGAACGGGGTGTTTGGGATGCTTTTTGCACTTCCACACTTGAGTCTTTCCAGATTCAACTGTTGCCTCCCCCACGGAATTCCAGCCTAGCTCCGGCTCCGACACAATGTCGAGCGGGTTGTCGCGAACGGATGGATTTGTGTTTCCAATAAAGACGCAGCGGTAGTGTCGTCGGGCTTTTCCTCGCTCCACGGGATCGGGGTGGTCTGGTGGATAAACACCGCCCATTGTTCCCGAAGGGTCATCATTGCTGATTAAGTTATCCTGACCTTCAAGATAACTAAGATTCATGAATTGGAACTCGTCGCCGAGGCACCAAACGCGGCGATTCTTGCGCCCACTGTAGCTACCCATGCCCACAAAAACACCAGAGGATGTTTTACAGGCGATACCCAAAATTGAGTTGCGAATATCGCGGGCCTTATCCTCCTCAACATCGGTAAACGTGATGACGGTTTTGCTGTCAATCGGATGTCCGGGAAACCAATCGTATCTTTCCGATGCCCGCTTCCACATCATTGTAGTTTCGCCGTAAATGCGACTCCTCAATCCTTCGAGTGTGGTTGAACTCATCATCACCGACGTGCAATCGGGCCAGCACGACCAATCCATGAGAGCGATTCTGGATACCGTGCCAGATTTCCATGCGGAGGCCGGGCCAACCACTGAAACGAAGGTGTGTTCGATAATGTTCTTAAGAATCAGGTCTGTCCACCACGTCTGCGAATCCTCAGGCCAGAGCAGCGCCCAATAATTCTTGAAGTGTTGCATCAGTCCAAGGCCGCGAACCTTTCCGTCTTTGGATGGGTAGTAACCACCATATCTGAGGAGTTCCCGCTCTATCTGCGCATCGTCAAGATCGTCAGGCCACCGAATTTCGTATTTTATTCTTGGCATTGAACTTATTATGTCATCGCAGAAGCTTGGTAGTCAAAGCTCTTTCCACCGTCCATCCGTAGCAGAAAATCCTAGCCCAAAGTGTTTGCATTTTGAGGCCAACCAAATCGGCCCATTGTGTCACGTTTTTTATTTGCCCATTGTGCTTTAGCCTCCGGTTGCTTCTTTTATTGTTTGCCTGAACTTTGTTGGTTGCCCAACAGCAATTCGACGGTGAATAATTACGGTTCACATTCTTTCTCTCAAGTGTGTGTTTTTGAGTTGGCGCCATCCCCATGTCCGCTATGAAATTCTCAAACTTCATCCAGCGGGAGCAAACCTTAATCCCGCGCCCGCCATAATGCTTGTAGTTGGGCACTTTTGGATTAAGGCATCTCTGCTTCATTCTGCCCCAGCTTCGATATTCCAAGTGCTTGCCAGCGGATCCAAAGCCGTGAGTGGTCGCGTTAGCTTTTACGATCTCCAGGAATAGACAGCCGCAAGATTTCGTCCACCCCGACCTTAGCTTCGACCCCTCGACCACCGCAACACTTCCGCAGTCACAGCGGCATCTCCAGTAATTTCGGTGTCGTTTGCGGGTTTCAGAAAATGACTCTACCAAGAGCCGACCAAATCTCTTGCCGGTCATATCAATGAAGCGATTGTGTCCTCTTGGCATAAACAAAAATCCATTCGTCGCGTTAAGAATTTCGGGGAGTGTTGCACCCTGCGGCCTTTCAGCCCCGCGACGAATGAAACCGGCATGTTCTTATTCACTGCTTTCGGATTCTTAGCCCGAACGATTGAAGGTTGACATCTTTCCTCATGTGGGGCAAGGATTAAGTCAAGATGTCTGCTACCTCCGATTGTAATTGTGCGTGTCCAACTCCTGAAATCGTAACCGTACCGGGAACCAGCGGTGCGGTCGGCCCCAGCGGAAGTAATGGTTCCAATGGCCTCTCAGTTTTCACCCTCTCCACCGCCGACGCCACTTTCGCCGATGCGGTCGCAACGGTTCAGGTTGCAGTTGTCAGCAACGCAATGTTTGTCATCGGCCAAACCATCTTCGGCGCCGATCCCACT